TTTGAGCATCTTCTCGTCTTCCGTCAGCTCCCGCTCTTTTTCCTTCTTCTTAGGAGCGACTTTTATCTTCTTCGGTGCGTTCATGTTGTAGCCGATGATGAATGCCCAAATGACCAGTATCGGCATCAGAATCGCCATTGATATCAGTACTAATTCCATCTAAACCACCTTTATCTTTCCGTGTCCCTTGACTCTGTTTGCCCGCCATTGCGGGAACATCTTGTCGAATGAGGACAGCTTCTCTATTATCGGAGCGTTTCCTCTCTGATAGATGAGTCTGTTCAGTGCCTGACTCATGCAGTCCACCTGGTCATCGTGTGCAGCGTTCGGAAATGAGCTGCATTCATCCACGAAATCCGCTGTGAATCTGCGGTTTTTAGGCACATGTACGTTGCCTGACTCTATTGCACCCAAGACAGCCTGCACTCTCGCCATCTTCGACCCAATAGGCTGTACCGCGATGATGCCTGACATCTCTCTCCGAAGCATCGTGATGATGGCAGATCCGTTAGCTCTGTCCTCTATCAGCGTTGTCTTGCAGTCCGGATACATCGCACGGAGCCTTCTTATCTCCATGATGGTGTCAGGAAAGTTCAAGTGCTTTTTCACCGCGTCTATGAGGTAGATGTCAGGACCGTTCTTGCCCCAAACCTGAATAGCTACATAGTCGGATTGGTCGTCATCCTTGAAGGATGCGTCCACAGACATCACCCATGTGTTTATCTGCGGTAATTCTTCGTAGTATTCCCACCAGTCGCGCTGTATGATGTTTCCTTCCATCGCAGAAGGCCTGCCCTGGAACATAGCGTTCCATGCCATCGTGCCTTCTGTGGTGACCATCGAGTTCTTGTAGACCTTCAGCCACTCGTTGTCCTTGCCTATCTCCGGACACAGAGCGTCTCCGATGCGTCTGTGCAGAAGGTCGTTCTCCTCTTCGCACTCACAAGGGAATCGAAGCAGCTTGATGTGCTCCTCGTTCTCTAAAAGGCGACCCGCCAGATCATCCTCATGCCACCGAGTCATGATAAGAATGACCTTCGAGTGAGGTGCGAGACGCGTCTTGAACGACATCAGCCACTCCTGATAGATGAGGTCACGCCTCGACTTACTGAAAGCTTCAGCTTTGTTCTTCACCGGATCGTCTATTATCATCAGATTGCATCGTTTACCCGTGACAGCTGTACCGATACCGGAACTCATCATGCCGCCGCCGTGCTTCGCTATCTCGAACTCCACATTTCGGTTCGAATCCTTCGCCAGGGTGATGCCGAACAGGTCTTCTCCGAATTCCTGGATCTTCCTGCGGTTCAACCTTCCGAAGTTGATGGCGAATTCCTCGTTATAGCTGATCTCGATGACCCTTCTGTCAGGGTGTTTCCCCAAATACCACGATGGCAGAGTCTCCGTTATGCTCTGACTCTTGCCGTGCTGCGGCGGTGTAGTGATGACCAATATCTCATAAGGCAGGTCAGTCTCACGCTCCACGAAATTCTGAACGTATCTGCACAGAAACCGGTGAAAAGGCGTTTTCTTCCATGCATCGTGATGTACATACTGAACGTATTCGCAGTAGTCCGTCTGCAATATCGCTCTGTATGTGTCAACCGCATTTATCTTTGCCATCCCACTCCTCCCAACGCCTTCACGCTAAGTGCTCAACTTTTCAGAATTTTTTATAATTTTTTCGATCGAGTCCGTTTTTTCACCCTCAATTGGGACATCACCTACTCCACCCGTTTGAGGACTCTCTGAAGATCATGTAATTGCACTAAAAAAGCGACCCTTTCAGGTCGCCAGGTTTTGTCCGGTTGATGTTTTCAGTGGTTTTCGTTCTGTCGATACACTATATATATAATATAGAGGAGTGAGCATCCGGATGGGGCGGAACGGGTCGGATGTCGCACCGGACCCCCTGGTTGCCGCTTGCCGTTCCGCTTTCCTTCTTTTTTCTTCTATTTGTAGGGTCGTATCTATTCGTTGTGGTGGGTAGCATACCCACGGCGGTCTGCTTCCTTCCTTCTGTATCTGCTCTCTGTGCTTTCCTTCGTATCTGCATACTGCACTAAAAAAATCAGCTTGCCGTTCTTCTGACGGGATCGCTGATTAAAGGATCGAAGGCGTGTTGTATAGGTGTTGTGCTGACGGTGTTTCTTTACATATATAATAAAAAGTATTTTCCACATCTGTCAATTGTATTTCTTTGGATTCTTTTGTATTTCTGTGCTTATTCTGTCGTGCTGCTCTGTTGCGACCTGGTTTTTTCCGTCCGGTTTCTGTCGGTTTTCTTCCTATATATGCGCGTAGGGATCGCGATGGCGTGAAAAAATAATTTTAAAAAAGTTTGGAAAAACTGTTGACATCATACAATAGTGTATGCTAATCTATAGCCACAACAGAGAACGGCAAGCCACAAAGGCAAGCCGTCAAGCTAATCACCATACAATAGTGTATGCTAACCAGGAAGGAGCACAGAAATGGAAAAGACCGCTAACAGGATCGCACTCGAGAAGGCTATAACTTGGAAGATGACCGGAAAGCTTGAAGGTTTCGCGTCACTGTCAACATCGCCACTGTGCAATGCACACTGCATAGAGAGAATGAAGTCAGATGTAGCGGTTTGCAAACATTGTTTCTCTGCAAGGATGCAGAAGAGATACGCAAACCTCCGCGAGAAGCTCGAGAGGAATACGGAGCTTCTGACAAAGACAGAACTCAAGGTAGAGGACATCCCATTTCTGAATATGGCATTCTTCAGATTTGAAAGCTTCGGAGACCTCAACAACACGCTTCAGGTCAAGAACTACTTTCTGATAGCAGAGCAGAACAAACACTGCACGATGGCACTGTGGACTAAAAACCCTTGGATCATCGCGGACGCAATGGAAGAGTACGGCATAGAGAAACCGGATAATCTGATAATCATTCTGTCATCGGTACTTCTGAATGTGTCAGTGGATGCAGACCAGGTCGCAGAGAAATATCCGTTCATTGACAAGGTGTTCACAGTATACGACAAGGAACACGCGGAGAGCGTCAACATCAACTGCGGTGCAAGGTGCTGCGCGACATGTCAGAGATGCTACCACAAGGCAGACGGCATCGAGTACGTTAACGAACTTCTGAAGTAAATACCGGAGATGAAGCCGTGGGGACTTGGATGATCCCCACGGAGAAGGGAGATAAAGCAATGAAATACATCTACATAGCAAGTCTGTACAGATTCGGATATGAACTGACAGTAGCGGAAACATCAGAGCAGAAGGCAAAGGCAGCCGTGATGGCAAAGTACGCGGAAGTATTTGAAAACATCAACGGATTCCGTCCGGATGAGGAAGAATCCGACAGAGGATACGCAGACGGCTCGACATGGCTTGAAGACGCGGAGAGCGATGTCTGCATAAGCAAGATGGCAATAGGTGAAGTTTGGTACAGATAGCAGGAAGGGAGACAGACATGAGCAAGGTCAAGGGGATCAAGGCGGTAGCAAAGGCATCGCAGAAAATCAATCAGAGGAATATGAGGACATGGCTTTCGATATACTTCGATATCGACAATAACAAGGTGATAACCGGAGCGGAGTATGAGCAGCTCGACAACCAGGACGGGTGCTTCAAGCTCACAGAGCTTATCAGACCATGCACAGAGGAAGAAGTAGAACAGACAGTGAACCGTTTCAGGTGGATGTAGGAAGGAGATAGTCATGGGCGTGTGGGAAATGACGGTAATAATCGTGTACAAGTCGCTATGGTGGATACTTCCCACAATCGGTTGGATCATCGCGATGGCGATAACAGAGAGATAACACAATGAAGGGAGAACAGAGATGGTATACATCATGACATTGGCAATACTCGGTATCGCATGGATCATAAACTAGAAGGGAGAACAGAGATGTACAGATTCGGAAAAGCGGATAAGGTAGTTCCGGTTACAGACGGAAACGGATACAAGGTGATGGTATACACAGACGGTGGATGTGTTCCGATGACCGCCCTGGTGAACGGGGAATGGGAAGTATGCGTATTCAGCACACTTCAGGAAGCAGAGGCAGAGAGAGCAAAGTACAACGAATTCTCATGGGAGAATGATTAGGAAGGGAGAGCAAAACAATGAGAGCTACAGTACAGCAGGGAGCGGTCACATACACGGGATTCGACCCTTCACATAACGGCTCATGGGTAGTCGAGGAAAAAGGTGGTTGGACATATGTAATCTTTCAGAGAGATGCATTTACACGGATCATCAGCGGTTATGTCGTCAGGCAGCCGGACGGTCAGTACAGAGCGTTCAACTGCATGGAAACCTACAACAAGACATTCGATGACAAGGAAAATGCTATAGAGTTTGTCAAAATGGAGCACAGAAAAGGAGCATGAAAATGGTAACGACACGCAACGTAGTAGAAGGGTTCATCAAGCTGACAGAGGACAGAATCAATAAGGGATATGCCAGGCTGCACAGACTTGAGAATGAACTCGCGGAAGAACTGAAGACGGAGCATCCGAGTGTTGAAGCAATGACGCAGATTACTGCGAGGATGGCATCCACCAAGAGCGAAATCACAAACGAGGACGCTACGATGTCCATGTTAAGGGATATCCTGGAAATCATCACGGTAGAAGAATCAAGGAAAATGTGATACAATAGTGTATCTTGAGAAATGAGGTGATGAATATGGGCAAGACAAGCAGCGAGGTAAAAGCAAGGTGGATGGAGAAGGCGTACAAGAAGTATCTTATAAGTCTTCGGTATGATACCGACCAGGACCTTATCGATTATGTGGAAAAGAATAAGGACAAGGTCGGTACAACGCAGATATTCCGCGAGGCATTAGCGGAGTACATCGCAAATCAGAAATAGGGCAAGGTGAGCAGGCGATAAGCAGATACATAGATACGGAGAGAGAAAACTGTAAAAGAAGAAACCGAGAAAAAGTAAATTTTCTCGGTTTTTATTCTTCAGGGAAATGTCTTTTGGTAACTGCGATGCAGAACTCTTCTATCTCGGATGCCCATCTCGCAGAGCCTTTACCATTGTAGTACTCCCACGCAAGAGGAAAGCCACCTATACCATCGAACAAGCTGCCTAGTGTAGCGTTCCGCTCATACTGTGCGGATATCCTCTTCATCAGCACCATCCAAAAGCCGGAAGCATTGTTCGCATAGCCTACTGCGATGGAGTTGCCGAGTGCTTTGTACCTTGCGGAGTCACTCGATTCCTTGTGCAGTTTTCCTTTGGTGTCTGTCCACTCTCCGATGTCTGTCCATCCGTCAGGGTATCCCTGAAGTCTCTCACATTCAAGTGGTGTAAGTCTTCTTACTATCGTTTCCATATCTTCTCCTTCATTCTGTGCAGTACCCCCCCCACATTTGAGGACGGCCTGCTGATCGTGCATGCAGTTCAGCGCACCCACAAGGGGCGTCAACCGCAACTGCATCAGTTGCCCGTTTCCAATGCAATAATCCATTCCTATTCTCCGTAACAAACATGTCGCTATAAGCGTCTTGTCCGCAGTAACTCCCTGGATGGCTGTTCGCCATCAGGGGGCCGGTCACTTTCTGATATGACAATTGCGATCACTCCTTTGTAGTCTCGACTCCGCAGCGTGAAGGCTGTACCCCCCCCATCTATCTTCGGAGTCATCTCATCTCTTATCTGATAAAGTATCTCCATTGCTTACCACTATGTACTCCCTTTCAATGCCTTGCCGTACGCCCTGCCCTTTGTAGTAGTTCGCATCGAGTGTTGTCGCGATACCCCCCCCACTACTGTTGGCTATCAGTACACAAGGGATATGGTCTGCGTCAGATTTGATTGCTCTCAACGGCATCGCCACCCCCCCGTAGTACATTGGTTGTACACATCTATTCCGATTGCTTCACACATACTATCAGCTTTCCCTGCATCACTTGTTCTTGTTGCACCCACTTGTAGTCCGTGGCACATAACGCTCCGATGGTGTCCTGATATAGGAGATGACGAGTACCTCTGACCCCCCCATAACTTCCGCCACGATTCCTTAATGTGACGGATACCTCATCTTCATGCCATTCAAAGAACCTCTTCTCGGTCAATGTCTTTTGCTCCATCTTTTACTATCAGCACCTTTGGCTTTGTGTCCCCCCCATGGCAGCGCGCAATGGCTCTGCGACTTCAAGGGACGCAACTTGATTATATGAGTCAATGCTTATCGCTATCATCAATGTCTTCTGCTTGCTCATAACATACTACCGGCTCTCCGTAGTGTGTACATGTCAGCGTGGGAGATATGTTCTGCAAAACCATACATTGCGTCTTACCCCCCCCCATATCCACGGAGAACACATCATTCTTCCTTATCTGCTTTGTCTTCATCTGTTATCAATACGCACGGGTATCCTTGTCCTGCCTGACCGCCACCAAGAGATATCGACATGTGTTTCTCTTCGGTGAGGAAGGCTTCTCCGTTACCCTTCGATACTACTCCGTAGGCTATCATCTGTCTGTTCTTCTGTTTCATGTATCGCTAATATCAATGGTACGTTACCCCCACCAGTACCCATCCGAGTGGTCAGGCTCTGACATACTCCATCCTCTTTGATGAGTATCCGAGAGTCATTCGGATGGTGTTCAAGTGCTATGAATTTCAACAACGCATACGCCCCCTTGATTACACGCAGGATTACCGCCGTTGGGATCTAGCGTCCTGGATGTGGTCGCTTCGTAGATTCCGCTGCGAGGATTGTCAGACAGCATCGCGTTCGAATGGTAAGGGGATATGCCATAGCATACCGCATGTACTTCAGTAGAATTCAAAGTGTACATCACTCCCCCTACTCTCCATCCGTCTCCCTTGTGGGATGGTCTGTATCCGTTGCCTTCCAAACAAACAAGGTTTGGTCTTGGCTCACTCCGAGTGTCGCTGATTTCTCCCACTGTATCAGTGCTCCTTTTCCTGCCTTCTTGCCATAACTATCCCGTTCAACACCCCCCCGAATTTTCAGGGTGGCAGCATTGATTATCTTACTCATTGCTCTGTGCTTCCAATGCGGTGCGGAGTATCTCCGGTAGTTCCTTGCCACGCTTATTCGCTCTGTTCAGTATCCCCTGACATGCTCTCGCTGACAGATTGTACTTCGGATTCGCATCGTCCTGAAGGATATCCGACAGCTTCGTTGGATTCGGCTCTCTCGGTTTCTCCCCTATATTGAGGGTCAAACAGAATGGTCGGTGCTGTGTATCCGTTGAAGTCTGCAACCACAACAAGCCTTCTTCGTCTCTGCGGAGTTCCGTGGAACTGCGCGTCTGTGAGCTTATAGGCAATGGAATACCCGTCTCCCATGATGCATCCTGAATATGGCCACCCCCCCTTCGGAGGTCCAGGTATATCGGCATCTTTTTCGACAACTTTGGCGATCTCTTCGAGGACGCACCGGAAGTCCTCACCACCGTTGCTTGAGAGTGCTCCTGGCACATTTTCCCAAACGAGATGCCTACATCTTGCAGTGTCATCTGTCCTTCCACATTGTTTGTCATGCTCTCTCATCTCCTTTATGATTCTCATCTGTTCCATGAATAGTCCGCTCCGCTCACCTGCGAGTCCGGCTCTCTTGCCTGCCACTGATAAATCCTGGCGGTCAGCAAGGTGAGCCGGCGGTAATCACATCAACGGGTTCTATGTCTGCACCATTGATCTGTGTGATATCGCCTAAATGCTTCACCTTTATATCTCCTTTCTCCTTACGGCATCACTATCGCCTTGAACTTTGCAAGGGATATCGCTTTGATGTCTTCAAGTTCGATCTCGTTCTTTATTCCTGACTTGTATAGGATGGTCGCTGTGTTGTTCCTCTCTATCAGCCACCAATTGAGTACGTTCCTCTCAATCTCCGGAAGTTCATTGAGTCCAAGCAGCACCATGTCTGTATACATTTGGAATTCCTTTTCACGCAGTTCCAGGAGTTCGATGTACTTCTCGGTCTCACCTCTTGCGGTGTCCGTGATATCATCCTTTAGGAATCCTCTTGCTACTGTGAGTGCTTCCTCTATTGAGGCAAGCGTCTTCTGATTCTTCTTGTAGTCTGCGATCAATCGTGCTGCGTCAAATTCCCAGTATCTCATGGCTTAACCTCTTGGTATGTGCGGGCTGTGTATCATCAGCGTGATGACATCTTCCTGAAGTTCGTCTATCTTCTTCTGCATGTCAGCAATCAGGTCTGCTGTCAGTCGCCATGTC